GCCGTTTGTGCCGATATCAACCGTGAATGTATCGCCATCGTTGAGCGTCAAGCTGGCCCCATAATCGTAATAGCCAATGATCGGATCTGCCGGTGATGTTGGCGTGTCATTATACACAACGATGTAGCGAAATGCCGCCACAGTGCCGCCGCTGGCAGTCAGCGTTAGATCATCTGCGCTTAACTTATATGTGCCAGATGTTTGTGTGCTGGTGACGTTTGCCAACGTGCGAGATGATAGATTTGTGTAGCTGATTTCAGTGACATTCGCCAAAACACCATTTCCATCAGAAACAACATTTGTGCCGCTTGTTGGATCAGTATTGCAAAGCGCAACCTTTAGCGTATCGCTATCCAGGTCCATTGCGTTTGCCAGGTTTACGACAAAGTCATTTACCTTAGTGAAACTTGCCATTTTTAATAACTCCTAATTTTTACGCGCAGCCCAGAGCCGCCAAATTTTGCGTTTCCATTTTCGTTGTTAACCGCCTCGATTGCCTTGTCGTATAAGGCGCTCCAAACGGTTAACCGCTGATCTTCTTCCAAAAAGGGCGCGGTATGCAAAAGAGCGCCGTACAAATAACAGTCTGGGAAATACTGCAAAATCCAATTTGAAGTATTAGATGACGTTAGCGGTTGTATTTTGGACACATAGAGCATTTCGAGCGTGTATTCGCTGGATGGCGAAGGAAAAACTTCAATAGTGCCACCGGTGACTGCATAGTATTTGGGAAGGCCAGTTGTATCCCCCGCCTGGGCGCGTCTGTCGAGCAGCTGCGCCTGGCTTTCAGCTTCAAGCTTGTATGTATCACCAGACGTTATTGAGAGCCTCACAGGCTCAATAAAATCGTCTGGCAAGGCCGAATACTGTGTGTCCAGGATCGCCGTAGAACGCCGCTCCATTCTCCAGTGTCGGATGCGCCTGGACATATCCGCTTCGGCCAGATCAATAAACGTGTCAACAGTCTGATCGATGTCAGGCTTGTTAACAAAGTTTATGATCTGGTCTTTCAGTGCCTGGTAGGTTGCCGGCATTTATAGCCCCTATCCATTATTGGCCGCGTTGCTTACCGCGCTCAAAGCAGATTGAGCTTGGGCAGCAACATCGGTCGGCGCCGTTAGTGAGAACCCAGCTGTTTTGACGTCATCAAAACTTAGCGTTTGCTGCGATTTGACCGCTGCCATAACTTGCTGGCTGACCGTGTTATTAAACACCTGGTAGCGCGCGTCATCCATCAGAAATGGAGTGGCGTGAAGAAGGCTGGTGTAGAGATAAACATGCGGCGCGTCTGTTAAGAGCCAGTTTGATGTGTTTGACGATGTCAAAGCCGGTAACCGTTGATAATAATCTAGGTCCAGGCTCACGCTCCCAGACGGGCTGGGCGTGACAACAAGCTGGCGCCCTACGATCGCAAAAAAGCGTGGGTTCGCAGCATCGCGTGTCCTGGTCCGGCGCAGCATCGTTAGCTGTTGAGGCGCGATTTGCTCAAGAGGCTCATCCTCTGTCGATGCCACTTGAGCGTACACAACCTCAAGCGCGTCAGATGGAAGAGTTGCACGACCATTTGTGATTGCAGCTGTCGCGCTTGTGACCATATCAGCTGAGCGCAAAACATCATTTAAAGTGCTTTCTGCTAGCCGGATAAAGTCAGGGATTTTTTGATCAAGGTCGGCGCGGTTTAACCAATCGCCAACAGCGGTTTGAAGCTCCGCATATGTCGTTATACTCATTTCAATATCCTTCGACGATTAGTTTTGAATAGTCGCCCGATTGCAGTTTTTTCTTTACATATTCGAGAAACTCTTTTGTGCCTGGTGCGCTCTTGCACTCAAGCGACCACTGAGCCGCCAGGGTGCCAGGGATCGTGCCGACCAGGCGCGCGCGATCTTTAAATCGAGGTATTTCTGCGTGCATGGCGCGCTGATCTTGCACAGCGTCTAAAATTGGCTGCGCGTTTTCAGTCGTTTTGATGTAAACTTTGCCGTCTTGTTCCTTAACAAACATAAAAAACCTCAGTGTTGGGAAGAGGCGCCCAGGTTGCCCCAGGCGCCTTTGTTTTTAGCCTTGAACGTCAGCGATCAAGCCGTGACCTTTTTCAGTCACTTGCAAGCCATATTCGCAGCTGATCAGCTTGCGAGTAGCATGACCGGTTCTTGCAATGTCTTGCTGCTTGGTTTCTTGCAAATACGCGATTTGTGCGTAATTTGGGTCCAGGATCCAGGCATCGCGTGCGCGTGAGAAGCGGTTTGGCACCAAGGAAATTTCGCCAAAATCAGTGCTGATCACATCGATCGCGCCTTGCAGACGGGCATCGTCAGCATCCTTGTAGCGAGTGGCGTTACCGGTAAAAGTAGAAGAAACCTTCTGCTTCACCGCTGATCCAACCATCATCAAGGTTGGCTCTGCACCCTCATCCCAACACTGCTTTACGACATCGTTCATCATCGCTTCAGTGATGGTGCGCAATGTGCCGTCAGTACGGGCCGCATCTGGATAGCCGGCATTGCCAGATCCTGATGTTGTTGGCTCTGCACCGCCGGTGCCTTTTGAGGTGTTGGTTTTCACCCAAGCACCCAAGCCAGCTGTCGTGCGCGCTGTACCTGATGAACCGGCTGACGCGGCCACGTTGGCTGTCAACATGGTTTCCATATCGCGCTTCAACTCTTTCAATTTCAGAGCAACTTGCTCTGCGATTGATTGAGCGTCTGACGCACCGTTCACAGCTTCCGCTGTGTCTGATACTTCAACCATTTTATCCGAAATTTGTGTGTAGTTTTGCACACGAATTGGAAGAGTTGCTGCATCGTTACCTGGCGCTGCTTCGCCTTCAGCAACACGGTTTGAGCCGTTTACAGCCGCCAAGCTGATTTCTGGCCATTCAAACAATGTGTTTGTGACGCTGCGCTTGCCGATTGCAGACATGAACGGGGCATCTGTTGCAGACACCATTTCTAACGCTTCTTGGAGATCCTCGCGGAGCGTTGTAACGTCGAAGGTTTCGACGGTATTACTGTTAACTGCCATTTTCTTATCCTTTGGTCAGAAGGAAGGCGGCGATATCTTCTGTTTTGCCGGTCTTCCTGGATTGTTGACGCGCCACGTCTGCTCGCTTCTTGGATTGGCTTACGACAGATTTTTTTGCTCCAGGCTTGATCGCTCCGCGCTTGACTTCACGACCAGTTCCCAGGTTGCCCTGGGCTCGCACTTTGGCTAATTCATGCAGCGCCATCACAAATCGAGGATCGCTTTCCCCTTTTAGCTCAGCGTCTGAAAAGCCTCTTCGGCGCCCCTCATCCATCATCATTTCGATGGCCTTGGGTGCAGCTTCCTTGTCACGCAGTTCGGGGATTTGCTCCAGCACGACTGCCGTCTGCGCCTTCACATATTCTGCCTTTTGCTGCGCAGCTAGTTGCTGCTCGCGTTGCGCTAGGATTTGCTGCTCATATTGCAGTTTCTGTCGCGCCTCGACTTCTTGCCTGTAGTCTTCCATCTGCTCCAAGTAACCAAGAGGATCGGTTTCCCGCATCTTGATGTCTGGGGCAGTTGGCTCTGTCGTTTGCAACCTTTCCGCGTAAGCTTTCATTGCTTCGGCGTAACGCTGTTCCATTTGCTGCGCTTGGGCGACTTGAGCCTCGACTTGCTTTCGAGCCTGTGCGACCTCACGCATCTTTTCTTGGATGTATCTCTGACCAGAGTATCCGCGTTTCAGTTCCTCTTCGGTTACCTCGCGCTCTTCGCCGTCAACTTTGACTTTGAAAAAACTTTCTTCGGGGCCGTCTGGAAGTGTCGCTTCTTCTGCGTATTCCTCATCCTCAATTTCAGTTTCAGCTTGCGCCTCAACCTCTTCCACAATCTCTTCTGAAGTCTCCTCTGGAGTTGCTTCGCCTTGTGGTTCACTCTGTACTAACAGATGTTCCGCGACCGATCTTGGGTCAGCGGGATTTAATTCACTAGTCGTGTCTGACACGGTGCTAGCCTCTTTTTTTAGTCTTTCTTTCGACGATCTGGGCGTCAGTCAGAACGCTACGCATTCCGCTGATCAGATCCTCAATTGCGCGCACTTGACGGCGCGCCTCGTCTATTTGATCCAGGCTGCTCCCTGGGTTCAAAAATATGTCGATCTGATCTTGCTTTTGCTGGGCAATCAGATCCTTAAAAACGTCATCTTGCAGAAAGCTTCTGACGCGCGCTGCCTTAGTTGCTAAATCCATTTAAATCCCGCGCTGCGTTTTGCTCTTGCTTAATCGATGCGGTATCAACCGCCGTGCCGTACTGGCCCAAAATAGCGGCAACCTTCACCGCTAGATCCTGGACCATCTTATCTCGCGCCAGGTCATCATCGAGAACCATCCGGCGTTCTTTCATTTGCTGATCAGCCTGGAATTTCTGCGCATCCAATTGCAGACGCATCATCTCGCTCTGCGTTTTATTCTGCGCTTTCATCTGCTCGATCTGCATCAGCCCCTGGGTCGGATCTGGTGGCTGCGCTTGCGCCGCCTGGGCTTGTGCCGCCTGGGCTTGCTGAGCAGCCAGCTGTTGCTCCATTTGAGGCGTTAGCGGCTGGAAGTACCGATCGCTGTTTTTGATGCCACTGGAGCCCAGGAGATCGGCTAGCGTGTTGCGAAACTGGCTCAAGGTAACCAGGGGATTTTGTGGCCCCATTGTTTGCAAAATGGTTTGCTGCATTTGCATCGCTTGCATTAGCGCAGCGCGCCGCTCATCTTCCCGACCGGTTCCCAAACCCACATTGACAGTGATATCCATCTCAGCGGTCCAGGACGTTGGGTCCATGCGCTGAAAACTATTATTCAAGCGCATCATCTGGGCGCCATCGGTGTTGTGTATATACAAATGTAATAACAGCTTAAACAGCTGCTTCATCCCGCCTTCAGCCAGGTTACGCGCCATTGTCTCGATCTGCGCAGCTGCGCTTTGCATCTGGCTTTGGACCGCTAGGGCAGTCGTTGATTGCAACGCGTCCTGGTGCAGCTGACTGTCAGATTTTACGCCGGTTTTGGTTTCGACCATTTGATCGACATATTGCAGCGCAGACAGCGTCTGACCGGCGGCAAATGGCACGCTCAGCGTTTGGACAGAATTAGGCACTCTTTGCCTGATCACGGCGCCGATTTCGTTGTTTAAAACATCATCTATATTAACTGCGCCATCAACTATACCAACTCTAGGATTGTTAGTCATAGCTACGTTATCTAATATACCTCTTAAAATAGAGGTTGCTGCGTCCTGATCATCTAAAACTAAATCGGCAATACTTCTGCCATAGAATGTGTGGGGTTCAGGGTCTACTTCAAATTTTGCAAAAGGTAATTCGTCTGCTAACTCATAATCTAGCAGCTTGTACTTCGTTCCACCGCATAGAAACCTATGCAACACAGCAACCCCTGTTCCGTCTATGTCCATTCTCATGTAAGCCTCAGTCACAGTGACTTGCTTCATAGATGGATCAGAGCTTGTTTCACTAAAGTTATCTTCATAGCCTTGACGCTCATAACGCTCCGCTTCAGTCATTTCTGAACCTGCATCAAAACTATCCAACTTTAAAACATCATCAGGATCATAGCCCATAGATATAAGGTCACTAGCTCTCATCTCTGACCTG